TCAGGACAGGAATCGAACCTGTTCGTACGTTTTAAACTATGGTAATCTACGTGACTATTACCGTTTTAGCGTCTACCCAATCCGCCACCTGACTATTTTGCCATTTCTATTTGGTGTTAAAGGTTTTTGTATTTTCTAATTACTTCAAAGGTTCTTTTCAAATCACTATCAAGATGTATCTTTTGGTCCACTCTAACAGGGTACCAAGCAATAGTGTAACCGTGATTAGCATTATAATCTTCAGGTTGTACCCTATTACCATTTACTTTGTGTAAGTAAATCCAAGGTATATTGCCCATTAACTCAAGTTCAATACCGATACGCTTCATACGATTGATAAAGATGTCAACCTCATTCATTTCTCGTTGGTGTTAAAGGTTTAATAATGTGCCATAAGTTGCACTATTAGTATAAATCATTGCTCAATTTTAAACTTTGCACTCCTAAAGTGCGTTTTACTGCACATCTTGTCAAAACTATATGCATTTACTCGGACAATATCCGAATTACTGCATTTTATATGTTTAGTCATACAATATCGCGTATCGCGATGCGCAATAATTGGCTCAACACTTGACACTTTGTGGCTCATTTACTTTACACTTTGAGCCGTATTTGTTTTTTTTATGACTCATTATGAGCCTCATCGTCGCCATTGTACAGGTCGTGGTGTAGTTCACGAAACGACTCAAGGATTCCATCTTGATACACCCGCATCTGCCGGGCCAAGTTTCTAAATGCCTTGTGGTAGTCATCTATGTCAGTGCCCTGGTGTGAGTTGATTCGCTCAACAAACTCATCTAATGAGTTGTACATCCCGTTCATCATCTTTGCTTGGAACTTTTGCATTTCCTCGCGTGTTGAGATTCTATTCATTTTATGTCAGATATTGCTTGGTCAACCTGTGACCTGTTCTTTGGTAAGTAAACTGAGTAATTTCCCATCCCGTTGTCGTTTAAGTATTTTAAGAACAACTTAAACCTCAGAGGGAAAGAGTGGTTGCTTGGGACAAACCCTTTTGTTTCGATGATAAATTTATGCTTGTGCGATACAAAATCGGGAGTGTATGTTATTGACCTAACTACCTTGCCTCCATTATCAACCATCTCTTTCTTCCCTGCTGTGGCTTTCTTGTACGTTCCTAAAAACCTAAACCCATCAAAAACTACAAAAGACTCTCCTTCGTACTGGAATTCTAATCTGTTTTCTTTTAACTTGCTGTAGCAGTAAGCCTCAAGAGAAGAGGCAAAGTCGATTCCGTCGACTTTAGCCTTCTTACTCCTTACGGCGCCTGTTTTTCGGCTTGGTGTGGGTTTCCGTTTCACCTACATAAGTTTAGAAAAAATGACATTTAAACAAGCGCTGTTAAAAAATGTCCTCTAATTTCTCAAACGGATTTGGACTGACGTTCATAGAAACTTGAACCTGCTCGTTGGTCGCAGTCTGGTTTACCGAATCGAAGAATCGCTTACCTCCATTGACGTAAAATGCAGTAGAGTCACTGTTCATCTCAAAGCGTACAGGGTTGTCGGAGGCCGTTGGTCTCCCGCCACTCTCCTGTTCGCGGACCTTGCGTACGTGCATCTCCATTGTTCTGCGAATAGATTCATTCTCGTGTTGAATCTTTCGGTGGAACGTCAAGAAGATGTCACATCGGTTAAGGAAGAGCGAACCACCCTCGCTGTCTTCAGCGTACGGCGCAACTGAGTGATGGTCATCACCCTTCTTGCGCTGTGCCGCGGTATTGGCGTGAGTGTTTAGCCACAGGCTAACGCCGGTGGTTTGACAAAACGTTAGCATCGCTGATGCCGCTTCGTAGTTGTAGTGGTGTGCATTGAATCCCGCAGAGCCGTTCTTGTCCATCACAAGAGAGTTGTATGGGTCAATGAACAGGGCATCATACTTCCTGCGCTTCATCTCCTTTTCTGCGTATAGCAGTACGTCGATGTACGAGTAGTTTCTCTTGTTTGAAAGGAAACTGAAATGCTCGTTAATCCATTTGTAGTAGTACAGGATTTGATGCTCGTTCATATCTTGGAGTAGCATCTGCGATGCATACTCAATCATACGCGTCTTGATGGTTGACGTCTTGCTCTCGGAAGAATACACGAACCACTTCCATCCGTGGCGAATTGCGGCATTAATCATAAGATGCAATACCAACGTCGTCTTACCTACCGACGAGTGCCCGTTGACAATTACGAATGAACCCCGCTTATAACGGAAGTACTTATCAATGTCGTCGTGACCGGTCTTGAGTCCCAACTCAACCTCTCCTCGCTTAATCTTCATAATCTCGGACAGGTCATCATCTTCGTCGCTCAAGTACGACAGGTTGTCGCCGTCGGCCAACTCCATCTTTCGTCTTTCGTCATAGTAGTCAGAGTCAATCTCGGAAATTGGTAACAACTTGCCTTGATTGATTCCATCCATAATCGTCTTTTTGGCGAGTTCGAGGTCGTCGACATCACGTCGAGAAATTTCGTCAACCAAAACCTGGATGACCTGCTCCTCATTAAGCATACCACTTCCGATGTATCCGCCCATAAGCCTGGCCGCTCGTATCAGTGTGTTATGCTTCTCGCCGTCTTTGGCATTGCGAATCATATTCGCAGCCACCTGTAACTTCGTGTAGTCGACCTTTACTCCATCACGGGGGACTGATGGTTCGGGCAACTCCACGCGTTCCTCCTTGTGGACGTTGGAGAACTTTGTGACTCGCTCCTCTGCGATTAAATCCGGGTCGTACGATTCATAGCAGGCGCGAGAAATGTTTCGTCCTGATGGGTCTAGTTCTAGACCATACGACTCGCGAAAGTACTCAACCATCGCAGAGAAATGCTCCTTGTGCTTGTTGGTGTCTTCGATTTGTACCAATGCCTTTACGCCATCTCCCGACGGTGAAGTCCAACAGGCAATTACGTACTCATCCTTAGCCAAGGATTCCTTTGTTTTGGCTACGTCAACGTGGTCAAAGTCACAAACAATAATTCCGTTGTGCTCAACCAAATCAACGTCGGCGCGGCGGTTGAACTTGCCGCTGAACAAAACCACAGGAAGGTCATTCTTTTTGCGCTTGTCACCCGCTCGAACAGCGTCAATTATCTGCTTATTCTTGCCGGTTTGGATGCGCTCAAGGGCCACGCTCAGTGGAACGTGGTGTGGGTTCTCCGTGTCGAACACGGATTTGAACATAGTTACAATTGGGTCAGCCATTGTTGCGATTCTGTAGTTCGTGTTTAAGTGCCTCAATCAATTCTTCATTCGTGATTTTATTCGCTTCTGCATATGTATCAATGAACTTATGAAGGGCGAACACGAAGTTGGTAGTTCCGTCAAGCGGAACAACACCAAGGGCTTCCTGCCAGTACTCAAGCGACTCGATGTATTCGAGCCGCCCGATGTCTATTTGTTCTTTCGCAGTTGTAATGCAATGGTATACGTTACTGCGGTCTATCTCTACGAGAAGCGCAATTGCATATTCAGAAAGTCCAAGTTTCTTCTTAAGAATTAAGGAAATCACTTGCCGCGCTACGACGTTCAGGTGCCGCCTTGTGCGCTCTAACGGATTCACGCTTGACAGCCGCGCGTATTCTTCGCACAGGATATTGAATCTCTCCTTTTTCAGCATCGGAAATGTTTTTTAATTGTCTAATAATTACTCTCAGGCGCTGACGAACGTTCTCTGCAGAGCATTCTAACTCTTCTGCAATCTCTGGAATGGTAAATCCCTCTACGGTTTTGTTTAGGACAAACATTTGTATTGTGTCCAACTTTTTCTCCGCGGAACTCATAAGCCACTGAAGAGTGTTGTCATACTCTTTGCTTTCGGAGATTGCATTAACTTCATACAAAGACCACTGCTCGTCACCATCACCTCTTAAAAGGGTGCATTCTGAGTCGATTGGTAGGTTGTTTTTTTGAAGAGTCTTGCTCTTGAGCATCGTACGTATTGCGTTCCAAACGGTCATCTCAACAGATGAGTATAGGTGCTTCTCGTCTTCATACTCAAACTCAGCATTATAGCGGCTTAACACTCCGGCAATAGCCTTGTAACGAACCTCCGAAAGGTCATCTTCATCTTTGATGAAGCATCCGTGCTTACGGGCTACAAAGTGATAGAACGTGTCATCACTCAGAAATCTCTGCAGGTCTTTCAGTGTCAGTTTCATTGCTGTATTGTAATAAAGTTGCTCCAAGTTCGGGGTCGAGTTCTGCAATCTTTAGCATCAACTCGTGTTCCTTTCTATAGGCCTCGTTTAACTCCTCTTGAGTGCTGTCTTTGCCTTCGTTGGCGAAGAGGGCCGCGGCCTCTTTGAGGAGGGCGTCGGTTTGCTCTTTTACTGCGGCGCACTTGGCGCAATTTCGGCATCTAACTCTATTGGGCATCTTGAATTATTTTACGAGTGTA